CAGACCCTGCTACTTCTCGCCGCGCGATTACTGCTAAGGTTCGTCCTGCAGTTGTCGACCCAAAGACGCGCCGAATGACGAAGGACAAAAAAGAAGTTTCCTTTGTGATCCCCTTTCCGACTAACACGGGTGAACTCGTGTATAATGTCGTTAGGGTTTCGGTCGAGGCTCACCCCGATGTCTCATCGGCTGAATACACCAATTACTTAAATTTTGGTGCTCAGCTCTTGACCGCGCCGGGGCTGTCTGAGTTCTGGTCTGCCGGAGTTCTCCGGTAGTCTGCAGTCTTACATCCTGAAAGGAGTAAGTGATGGTAAAACCTAAACGTGTTCGTAAATTCGACACGGAGGCACTGATGCTGAACACAGTCATGTGCCTTGCGAGAGATTTCCGTGAAGATCTTGGGGATCCGTCTTTTTGTCGCGAATTCATCGATGCACTGATGACTCGCGATCCGAGGACCATCCGGGATCAAACTCCTACCATGGACATGTTCAGTTGTGAATCAACCGCCTATTTTAAGAGGCGGTACCAACTACAGTCCATCATCAAGCGCTGGCGTTTTGAAAAAGACGTCTACACCGATGCTGACTTGGAGACCCTAGCAATTGATAAATTTAAGGGGATCCAGCAGCACCTACACCAGCTTGTCCTCCCAGCTAACAATGATTCATTTGCTGGAAAGGTTCTGGATGTAGCCTCTGAGTACATACGCAAGGCCCTAGGGCCGTACGATGAGGCGGAACACTTAGCTCGATGTAGGTTCGGAAAGAAGGCTTCGGCTGGTATTCCGTCGCGATTAGCCTGTGAGGCTGAACGCTGGGAATTGCCAATGACCGGATCCTCTACACAAATCTCATGGTTTGACCGTTTAGTCGGTCGATGCGACCAAGTCCAGAATTACTGGCTTCGTCGTTACGGATGGAACTTTGAAATTCCTACGTACCGTGAGGTGAATGAGCTCGCACTGACGCTCGTCCCTAAGACCTACAAAAGCCTGAGAGCGATCATGCCAAATACAACCATTGGAAGTTTTCACTCCTTCGGTCTTGGCGAAATGATTCGTATTAGGCTCAGGCGGCTAGGCTATGACCTTAAGACGTTACAACAGCGTCACAAGGAATTGGCCCAGTCTGGTTCACGCAAGCAACACAACGTGACCATGGATTTAAGCAGTGCCTCGGACACATTATCCGTTGCACTCGTGAAGCGATTGCTCCCCGATGATTGGTTCTCAGTAATGAACGAGAACCGGATCGGGTTAGTAAAGCTTCCCAATTCTGAACACATTGTTAGTGAAACATTCATGACAATGGGAATTGGTTACACTTTCAGCCTGCAAAGTCTTATCTTCCTGGCACTCCTCAAGGCGACTGAGCGCGTTTTCTTTGGAAAGCGCGACCGGCGGACTATCTCGGTGTACGGCGACGATATGATTTTCGACGCCCGTATGTACGAACAGGTCCTTTACGTTTTCGAAGAGATTGGACTCATCGTCAACGTTGATAAAACGTTTAGATGGGGCCACTTCCGGGAGTCCTGCGGTGGTGATTATTACCGTGGGGTGGACGTTAGGCCCTTCCAACCAGAGGTTGGGGGGCACGGTAGATTCGTAAGTCAACAAACTTACGAGGCCGTACTCTACAAATTTGTCAACGGGCTTCTGCGCCGTTGGCATGAGTACGAGATCAGTGGGACTCTCAGCTATCTATTGTCGGAGATTGTACATATCGTCGGGCGCGTTAAACTCGTGCCTGCCGATTATTCCGATGATAGTGGCCTTAGAGTTCCTGGCTTGGGACCGCAGAATTTCAATTTCTGCAAAACGGTCCCGGTCTCGAAACCAGTGTATGTAGGCCATGGCGTGTATCGCTTCTCATATCTCCGGCTCGAGCCGGGATTGAGAAAGGAGCAGCGCCATGATCCCTATTACTGGAGGAG